AAAATTAAGCAGTTCCCTAAAATGGAGAAACAGGACCTGTCCAAGGCGCCGCGGATTATTAATCCACGTACGCCGAGGTATAACCTTGAAATCGCGAGATTTCTAAAGAAGATAGAGAAGGATGTCTATAAAGCCATCAATCATGTATGGGGCGGTAGAACTGACCACACCATCATCAAAGGATTAAACTGCTACGAAAGCGCTAGAGTGATTAAGAGCAAGTGGGACCTTTTTGATGATCCTGTGGCTGTAGGATTAGACGCTACGAAATGGGACGCACACGTCTCATATGAAGCCCTCGTATACGAACATTCGGTGTACAACATGATTTTCAAAAATAAATGGCTACAGCAACTTCTCAATCTCCAGTTAGTGAACCACGGTAGGTCGTATAACGACGATGGTTATGTGGAATTCATAATTGAAGCAACAAGAGCAAGCGGAGATATCAACACATCTTTAGGTAACTGTATAATAGCATGCGCCTTGGTGTGGGAGTACGTAAATGAGATGATGATCAAAGCAGAGTTGTGCAATAACGGTGATGATTGCGTCGTTATAATGGAAAGGGCTGATGTCGACCGGTTCCTCTCGCTAGTGGTTGAGTATTACAAGCATCGGGGGTTCCGTATCGAGGTCGAGAAACCTGTATCCGTTTTCGAGCAATTGGAGTTTTGCCAGACGAGGCCGCTGTATGATGGCCTGAACTGGCGGATGATGCGCAACCCGCTAGCTTGCTTCAAGAAGGATGGGATGTGTCTGTTACCCCTGACGTCCGAGAAGACGTTTCAGAAGTGGTTGGGAGCAGTAGGGGAGTGTGGGCTGGCCGCGGCGTCCGGCGTACCCATTCTGCAGTCTTGGTACGCCATGTACCGTAGGGCGGGCAGGCCTTGCTCCAACAAGTTCAAACGACACATCTTTGCACACACAATATATGATACTTTTAGCACCGGACTACGGGGTAAAGTGACCGAAGTTTCAAATGAAGCGAGGGTCTCCTTTTACCGTGGCACTGGTGTGGCTCCTGATTTGCAATTAGCGTATGAGTCGTTCTTCGATTCGTTCACGATAAGTACGCAATTTGAGGAAACACAGGCCGAATTGTATGTGTGCAAGAGCATCCCAATTATAGAATTGGCACCTGTCATATTTGACAACACAGAAAACCTCTCTACTTACTAGTCAAATACACTAACATGGCAAAGAAAGTGGTAGTCCAACTACCCTCAAAGAAAGTGAAGAAGAAGAAAGTACCAAAATCTCAGGAGATGACCAGATTGGGTGCAGCCCTACGTGGGCTAGGGTCCTTAGGTGGATCCGCTCTAGGTGGGCTAATCGGCCAACCAGGAGCAGGTGGAAGTTTAGGGCAGAGTTTGGGTGCCAGTCTGAGCAAGTGGTTGGGGAGTGGTGATTACACCGTCTCCGCCAACTCACTAACCCGTTTGGACGCTAGTGGCAACATACCCATGATGCACA